GCTGGCGATCGGCGGATTGCTCACGGCGCTGGTTGCATTGGCACCAGCTATCTCGGCCATCATCTCGATCGGCAGCGCGATTGCTGGCCTGTTCGCGGCAGGCGGCGCACTGGCTAGCGCAGGCAGCATCATCGCTGGCATTGCCACGGCGTTCATTGTGCTGATCACTGGCCCGGTTGGTATCGTTGCACTGCTGGTTGCAGCTGGCGTTGCGATCTACGCATTCCGTGATCAGATCGGTGCAGCATTCAATGCTGTAGTGAACTTTATCGGCGCAGCCTTTAACAAGATCGGCAGCTTGTTAAAGGCTGGCGCTCGGGCTTACATGGATTACTACGTGAAGCCCATCCTTGGATTCTTCAAGGGTCTTTACGATGGCGCAGTGGCGATCTTCAGCAAGATCGGCAGCGCGATCGGCAAAGCATTTGAGGCAGTAGTTGGTACGATCAAGAATGTCTTTCGCAGCGTGCTGCAATATCTGGCCGATCGCGTGAATCTCGCGGCAGGACTGATCAATGTGCTGATCCGTGCGTTCAACCGACTGCCGGCGCCCGACATCCCGTTGATTCCACAGCTCACTGTGCCAGCCTTTGCGCAGGGCGGCGTGGTGGACCGACCAACGCTGGCGATGGTGGGCGAAGGCGGTGAGCGCGAATACGTGGTGCCTGAATCCAAGATGGCCGCGGCCAGTAGCAACTTCCTAGCAGGCGCCCGTGGTGGCGCAGTGCTGGCAGGTGCTGCATCGGGCGGCGGCACACCCACGATCAATATCACCACCGGCCCAGTGATGGAGTTCGACGGCCAGCGCTATGTCACAGTGGCCGACATGGAACGCGCTATGCGACTGACCGCTGAAGGCGTGATCGGCCGGTTGCGCACGCCATCTGCTCGCATCGCGCTAGGTATTGCCTGATGAGAGCGCAAAGCCAATACCTCCGAATCTATGACGCCGGTGGTACCACCTATCAGCGGTGGCAGAGTTACTACGCAAACACCAGCGTCACATGGTCGAGCGCCAGCTGGAACTACGTACCGTTCATTGCTGATGGCATCACCGCCGGCAGCAGTGGCACTGAGCAGTCAGTCTCTGTTACCGCTGCAGCAACCGGCCTGGTGTTGGATGCGTTCCTCGCTGCCATCAGCGATGGCCGCCTGGTGGATCTCAGCATCTACCAGTTTGATTCCACCATCAACAACGACACACCGCAAGCTGGGCAGGAGCTGGTGGCTGCATACACCGGCCAAGTGGTTGGCGGCAATGGCGGATTGACTAGCCTGACCATACAACTCGGCTCGGCATTGTCTCCCGTTGGAGCGCAAGTGCCGCCGCGCCGGTTGACATTGGCGATCATGGGGCAAGGCATCAGGCAGTGAGCTTCCTTTCCTCCAGCGATCCACTGGCACTGCTGGCCATCCAGGCCGGTCAGATCAACGCACCAGCTGACGCAACCGCCGCGCAGGGCACCACAGAGCTGGACAGCCCGCAGCGGTTCGCGCAGATTGGCGAGCCGGTGCCGATCGTGTTCGCCCGATTCCGCAACAGCAAAGGTGGCATCCTCATCAGCCCCGGCGCCACCGAAGCACGCTTCGAGAATGACGCCAGCAACAACGTCACCGCCTACTACATGCTGGTGCTGAGCGAGGGCCAGCTCGACAGCATCCCGGTAAAGGATGTCTTTCAGCGTGCCTGCCGCGTTGGCGCCCACACGCAGACCTACAACCGCAGGGCTGGCACCTGGGCGCCCGGCAACTACCTCGTGCAGCGTGCCGGTAAGGATTTGCCCGAGGCGCCATTCTTCTGCGGCACGGTCGGCAGCTACCCCGGCATCAGCACACTCAGCTTCAACGTCACCATCCCGGACGGCTTCGATCAGTACAACCGCCAGGTGCATCTGTTCATCCGTGGTGGCATGGCCGTCACCCGGATCTACGACAGTGTGACTGGGCCTAGCGACAACTTCGCGGATCTGGTGAACTGGCTGCTGGTCAATACCAGCAGGGTGCCGGAGGCGATGATCGACGACACCGCACTGCTGGCAGCAGCCACGTTCCTTGAGGTGAACGGCTTCACCTGCAACCTTGAGATCCGCGAAAGTACCAACTACTCCGACCTGGCCGCCAGGCTGGCGCCTTACTTCCTGCTGGCCGAGAGCAGCGCAGGCGGCAAGCGCGGGCTGCGGCCACTGCTGCCGGTGACCGCTGGCGGCGCCATCAAGACCACGGCGATTACGGCTGAGTACACCTTCACCGAAGACACGGTGCTGCCCGGCACGCTGGAGATCAACTATCTGTCACTGGCGGACCGGCAGCCGTTCGTGGCGCAGGTGATCTGGCGCCAGCAGCTGGAGAGCGACATTGGCATCATCCGCACCGCTGAGGTGCGTTACAGCGGGACTGCTGAGACCGGGCCGTATGAGTCGCATGATCTCTCGACGTTCTGCACCAGCGAGGATCACGCGGTAAAGGTTGGCGCCTACATCCTGGCCAAGCGGCTTTACACGACGCACACCATCAGGTTTGCAGCCAGGCCGCAGGAGCACAACACGCTCATCAGCGCTGGCGACATCATCCGCGTGCAGCTGGCGCGTGATAACACCACCTACGCCAACTCAGTGCATGACTACCTCTACCAGGTGGAGCGGATCACCAAGACACTGGCGGGTGATGTGAGTTATGAGGCCACGCACTTCCCGATTGACGACCAAGGCCGCAGCCTGATCGCATTGGATGTGGCTGCTGCCGTCGGCAGCGGCATCATCTTGCCAAGTGGCCGCACAGGCGTCAGCTGTGATGTCAACTCCAGCACCGACAACACCATCCCTGCTGAGGCGTTCACTGCAGCCGATGGTGATGACCCGCTGGATCTGGCTCCCAGCGGCGGCGGACTGGGTTTTGATGATTCGGCGCCAACTGGCGCAACCGACAACCCTGATGATGGATTGGACTCTTCAGCGGCTGATACACCTTTTACTGCATATCCTGCCGGCCCTGTTCAAAATGGCTCGCTACTAAAGGCGCCTGATCCATGCCCCGGATCTGCGCTTAGCTCTGTCGTCTACTACGGCACGGATGCAGATGGATACAATGAAATTACCGACATTGTACAAGCCAATGGAGACATTATTGTTGGCAGCTTAGACATATCGGCTCTTTACCCAAATGGCAATTACCGTATTCGCAAAATCTACCATTGCGGCGATGGTAGCAGCATTGTCTATGGCGTCGATGTCCCGGCTCTACCACCGGTAAGCAATCAACTTATTTATACAGCGGATTACATCCGAACAGACAGCAGCGCCGGCACCGTTGTCAGCTATTTTTATCCGCCTTATTTAGTCGCAGGACCAGGGGCATCAGCCTTTGATATATGGCGGATGGACAGTGCCGGTAATGTATTTATAGCCGGAGGCAATATCGCAAGTCTCACCATGCGCGATCTTATCAGGCGGATCCCAGGCAATCCTGATGAGTTAATCATTGACTACACCGCTGTGCCATGAATAACCGCCTTGCTGTCTGCCAACTATGCCCGCACCTGGAGTTGCCGCTTTGGCGCTGCAAGGTATGCGGGTGCATGATGCAACTGAAAGCCCGCATTCCACAGGCAAAATGTCCTGAGGATAGGTGGCAGCGATGACAGTATTCCCCTCCCTTACACCCTCCACCCGCACGTTCACGCCGGGCGAGTATCCGCACACGCCATTCGCCACCTATAACGGCGGGCAGAATCGCGTGCGCCATAGCAATGTGATGCTCAGCAGCTCGGTGCGGCTGAGCTTTATCGCTCTGACGGAAGCTGACATGCTCAGCATCCTCAGCCACTACCAGGGCCAGTTCGGCGGCTTTGAAAGCTTCACGCTGCCGTCCAGCATCTGGAGCGGCGTTACCACCATCAGCGACTACGAGCTGACCGACTATCGCTGGCAGTACGCAGAATCGCCCACAGTAGACGATGCCTACTGCGGGCGCTACAACGTCGAGCTGACGCTTGAAACCGTGCCGCCTGAAGGGGCGTTCGTTAATGGCGCTGAGCTGGCTGTGATTATCACGCTGACGCCTGGGGTGGCTGTTACAACCAACGGCATCCAGCAGAGCATCACTTTCACGCTGGCGGGTGGAACAGCAACCTAGACTGATCTCAACGCAGGTACACCATGGCCAGCCTGATCTACAACTCATTCGTTGATGACATGGCCCGTGGTGCCATCGACCTCGACACCGATACCTTCAAGGTGATGCTGGTCACCAGTGCCTATGTGCCGAACAAGGACACCGACCTCAAGCGTTCTGCCGTTACCAATGAAGTGACCGGCACCGGCTACACCGCTGGCGGTGTGACCACTGCTTGCACAGTCACCAAGTCCACCGCCAATGATCGCGTCACTCTTGGCTTTGCCGCTGTGACCTGGGCCAGTAGCACCATCACTGCACGCGGCGCCGTGATCTACAAATCACGCGGCGGACTATCAAGTGCCGATGAGCTGGTTTGCTACATCGACTTCGTTTCGGATGTAAGTAGCACCGCTTCCACGTTCAGCCTGGGCGGCAGCACCATCACGCTGCAGAACTGATGGCTACCTTCCCGGCACTGGAGCCGGCTACGCGCCGCTACAGCATGGGCATCTTCCCCACTACCGAGGAGCGCGGCTTTGGTGGCGGCAGCATCCGCTTCAGGCATGGCACCACCGCCTACAGCCACAACCTCGAACTGGGCTTTGCCGCGCTCACGCAAGCGCAGGCCAAGCTGCTGCGCGATCACTACCGCGAGCAACAGGGCGGCTACATCGCATTTCCGCTCAGCACCGAAGCATGGGCCGGGCATACCAGTTTCACCGATCTGGTGCCAACCTCTACGCACTGGCGTTACGCCTCGCAGCCGCAGGAGGAACACTTGACCGGCGGCTATGTCAACGTGCAGCTGACGTTGATCAGCGTGCCTGCCGTGGTTGCCGCAACGTCTTTCGGCTTGGCGTCCACCGTCACAATCACGCTGGCAGGTGGCGCAGCATCAGGCAGCTAGGCTCTT